TTCCAATCACGGCATTTATCATTGAGAACCTGCATAATCTTCTTACCCAATTCTCTACCTTCTTCATCGGTAATAGATTTGTTAATAAGAACCTTAACAGTTTCATAAAGACCAGCATAACCCAATGAAATTGTGGAATAGCCATTGTAAAGAAGTTTATCTATGGTTTCACCCTTCTTCAAACGAGCGAAAGCACCATTCTGCCACAAGATAGGGGCAACATCGGATTTAACACCACGCAAGTGTTCGTGACGCAATCTCAATGCTCTATGGCACAATTCCAATCTCTGTTCAAGAATATACCAGAACTTTTCCAAATCACCCTTAGCACTGAGAGCAACATCTGGCAAGTTAATGGTTACTACACCCTGGTTGAATCTACCATAATACTTTGGTTTCTTTGTTTTTGGGTCACGGTATGGAGTCAAGAATGAACGGCAACCCATACATGGGTAACAATCGCCTTCTTCACCCTTCTTACTAATCTTGAGCTTCTTCATAACCTTTTCGGAAATGTAGTCTGGTACCATTCTCTTTGTGGTACATTCAGCAGCAAGTTTGGTAAGATAATAATACTTGCCATCTTCTGTAATGTTATCTTCTTCAAGAACATACAAGAGTTTTGGGAATGGGTTAGCATAATACTGACCATTTTCATTCTTAACACCCTGGATTCTCTGTTTCAAGATTTCTTCAATTACTCTGGCAAGATTATCTTTTTCTTCATCGTTTTCTGCTTCGTTCAAATACAAACAAACAGAAACGAATGGGGTCTGACCATTGGTAGTTTGGAGAGTAAGAATCTGATACTGGAGAGTTTGTACACCCTTCTTAATATCGTCTGTAAGCAATTCTTCAATTTGTTCATCGTTCATAGAAGGATATTTCTTCTTAAAGTATTCTCTTGTTGGTGCGATGAATTTAGACAAATGAGAAGCAGTGATAGTCTGACCACCATACTGGGAACTTGCTACCTGAGCAACGATTTGTGATGCGATATTACAAGCAGTACTAAATGTATGTGGTTTATCAATCTGTGTACCGGAAATGATAGTACCATTCTGTAACATATCATCCAAATTAATCAAGCAGCAGTTATGGATTGGCATAGCGAAGTAATCCATATCGTGAAAGTGAATAATCCCTTCTTTGTGGGCATCATAAATGTCAGATGGAATTAAATAACGCTGTGAAATATCTTTTGATACTTCACCTGCCATATAGTCACGCATTGTGGAAACAATGTTTGGATTCTTATTAGCATTTTCTTGCTGAATATCTTCGTTATCACCAGACAACAATGAAAGAACTCTATCATCAATGGTATTTTTTCTTTCTTCCAAGGCTTTTTGATAACGGAATGTGATATATTCAGTTGCAACTTCAAATTTTCCGAGCTTTCATTATAGCAGTTTCTACCATCTTTTGAATATCTTTATATCCAATAGCGACAGGAGAAATTTTGCAGTTATCTTCAATGGACTTGGCTATATCTTTGATTTCCTGAATAGTTAGTCTTTCTTCAATTCTAACTTTTTCATTCGCTCTTGATATAGCCTCTACAATGTTTTGCTTATTAAATGTAACTTCGGAACCATTACGCTTTCGTATTTTCATATATCCTCTTTTTTAACCTACAATAATAAAATCAAATCACACTATCTATTTCTATGTGGGTATTAGTATTTATATTTTTTCCCAAATATAGAAAAAAGCCTTCATACGAAGGCTTTTTTGCATTTTTTATTTTATTTGTAGAACCGAACTATTCTTCTTCGCCAAAGAATTTAGCGGCACGATTCATGAAATCGTCAGCGTATGTATTCTTCTTTGGTTCAGCTGGTGCGGCTTCGGGAGCTGCATCATTTCCACCATCTACACCGGTTGGTGCCTTAGGTTGCTTGCCAGCAATCTCAGTATCTGGGGCGGTACGTGTGCGAATGCCGTCCTCTACATTTGGCTGGTTAGTTGGCTTAACCAATGTTCTCTGTGGACGTACTGCGGAAGGACGGGCAGGTCTATCATTACCCTCGTCATCGGCTGCAGTTGGGCGTGTTGGTCTTTCCATTCTACGAACTTCATAACCATTATCACGGGCAATCTGCTTTGCCTGGTCAAGTCTTGACATCTTACGAATGGTAAATCCGTTTTCTTCTGCGGTACGAATAGCTGCTCCCAACTTTTCGTCATCGTTCATTTCACGGCGAGCTGGCTTACGAGGAACTTCCTCGTAATCATCTTCACGATAAACGGGACGAGCTGGGCGACGTGCTGGTCTATCATCGTAGTCATCTTCTACCTGACGGACTGGTCTGCGAGCAGGTCTATCTTCATAGTCATCCACATCACGGGCTCTACGAGTTGGTCTAGTTTCGTAATCATCTTCTACTTCGCGGGTTCTGCGTACTGGCTTATCTTCATAGTCAATATCATCTTCACGACCGCGAAGTGGTTTGAACTTACGAACTGGTTTTTCTTCTTCATCACGAACAACTTCACGATAACGAGGAGCTGGACGAGAATCTCTATCTTCTCTTTCAACTTCTCTGCGTGTGCGGAAACGGTCCAAATCTCTTTCATCTCTATCACGAGGTGGAAGAACTGTATAACCATTTCTTTCCACTGTTCTGCGTGCTGTTCTTAATGTATCTTTATCAATCATTTTATTTCACCTCACAATATATTGTTTTTTAGGTATGTTAAATTTAGAAATAATAATTTATGTATAACAATTATTTTTATTTTTTAGAACTTTAAAACAAATGAAGTTCATTTGTGAACTTCATTTGAAATTCAAGAATATGTATAAAGATTAGGTTCCGAGAGTCCAGGTTCCACGAGGTCCAGTCCAACCTGGGTCTTGTGATTTCTTGTATTCATCGGAATTTAGATAATCTTGTCTGCGTTTTTCTTCAGCTGCTTTTCTTTCTTTACGAACTTCGTCTTTTATTTCTTCAATCCATGTCCATTTCTTTCCAGGATTACCGAGCATAATAGAACGAACACCTGTTACGGCTTTTTTCTCATATTCTTGTATTTCTTCACTGGTGTTGGCATTTTGGATTTGTTCGTCATATATTTTCTTAAACTTTAACAAATCTCTAGCACCCCACATTACCATTCCATTGATGGGCATAGATTGTTTAGAATAGAAGTCGGCAATATAGTAAGCAGCGGCAGTATAGTCATCATCCATATCTACTACCATACCAGCTTTAGTCATAATCTTATCAACTAAATCAGTAATAGAAACATTACCTCTATCGTCTTGAATAAATGCTTCATTTCGTATCTTATTATATACAGTAATGTGTTTTGAACCTAAAGCAAAATCAACATTATACTTAGCACAGATATTGCCGATTTCAACTTCATCATCTCTTGTAATACCATCAGTATAAATGGTATCACCATCAGCAGATATACCAAAGTATTCTTCTAATTCGGCTAATGCTTTTTGTTTATTTGATAAACGAGCTTCATTTACTTTATTTTCTGTAATAGAAACATTACCTCTATCGTCTTGAATGAATGCTTCGTCAAGAGAACCATATACAGATTCAATGTTATCATACAACATATTCAATGCTTTATCCAAAGATTGAATGGATGTGAATTTGTATGATTTAGTAGAGAAACGGTCGCCATCAGCGGCAATATAACAATAGTCGGAATAAACTACCAAATAAAGTGAAGTTTGAACTGGAGCATTTCTCAAGGTTAATTCGTATGTTTTCTTCTTTTCGTGTGTATATGGGTGTTCACCATCTTTGGTAACACTATCAGACATGAGAACGCGGTATTTGGTGTTAGAAGTGAACCATTTCTTAACATATCTTACGAATTGGTTTACTAATTCGTTGGTGAATGTAGCAGGACCATCCAAAGATTCTGTGATAGTGGTAGCATAACTTCTGTCTTTAATAGCATCTGGGAAATTTGTACGAGCATAATTTACAATGGATTCTGCAGCTGCGAACCAAGAAGGTTCACCATTATCCCATTCTTGCTTAACGAAGTCTTTAATGTATGTTCCCAAATCTTTTATTTTGTTTACATCTACTCGTTTATCCAAGTATTTGAAAACATAACCCTTCCAGTCTTCAAATGTTTCTTCAGTTTCTGTGGCTTCATTAAATTCGTCTTGTGGGTAATCGGCCATAGCATCCAAAGTTTCTTGTGAGTATTCTTCCTCTTCAAACTCAGGAATTTCTTCAGGTTTTGGTGTGCCATAATCTTTATCATATTGGGCACAGAGTTTAGCTGCTAATTCATTGACTGGAACATTTTGTTCGTATGCTTCGTCAATTTCATCTTGATAGTAAAGGTCAATGTTTTGGTAATTACCTAAACCCAAACAAGTTGTATAGACTTCTTCCTGGTATGTCATTTTGTCATAACCAGATTCTTTTAAGTATTGTCTAAATGTGAAATTATCCATATTCATATCCTCTTAATCCAAACGAGAATTTACATAAGCACCTTTAGTATTAATACCAATAGATTCAGCATAATCCAAAGCAGCTTGTTTAATGATACATTGAATGTCAATATCCTGGCTTAATACAGCACCCAATTCTCTCTCTTTGTATTTCTTTATGTATTCATTGGCAAATTTTTCAAAAAATACTTTGCGATAGACATCATCATATTTGTCAAGAACTTCGCCAAGTTTCTTATTGCGTTTGTCATATTTAACCCATGCCCAACCGCAACCACTACCAAAGAATTTATATCTCTTGCGACCAGGAATTAAATTACCTTCTAGGTCGGCATCACCAACAACTGATTGCATACCAAATGCTTTTGCCATTTGTTTGTCAAGTTTTGGTTTAAGATTTTGAATTATATCTTTCTTAATTGAATTTACAGATAATGCTTCTTTATTTTGTGTAGTTCTTTCACCTGAATACTTTTGGATTAGTTCGGAGGCTTCGCCCTTTGTTAAGTTTTTATCACGCCAGTCTTGTTTAGTGATACAGAACAATGCCCATAATTGTTTCTTTGATGCAGGTTCATCAGGATTGTTAATGGCTTCGTCAATTTGTGTAGATTCATTAAGAACAACACGATAACCCTGTTGTTCAAGAATTTCTGTGGCTTCGGCAACCAAACCAGTATTGATGTCATTTGTTAAGAAATCAATAATTTGTGATTTAGTTCTACATTCTTTTGTAGCACCTTTGCCATCAATTCTATCAATGAAAACTACTTGACCATTTTCATCTTCACCTGGTGAAATGTAATAAACATACTCAGTTCCATTATTAAATGTAATGGTTGCTTCAAACACTTTATCATCTGCTTGCATTTTAACATTGTCTTTGGTTAAACCGAGTCCTTTGGCTACGGTAGTAACGATATCAGCAATCCAATTCTTTAAGAATCTTGTTAGCATATTTTCTCCATATATTAAAGGGTTTTGAACCATTCATTGAAAGCATTCTTGATTTCTCTTGAACCCTTTCTGTCAATTTTCTTATTGAATGTTTCAGTAGCACGAATGATTTGTTCGGCTTTCTGTGGAGAAGTAACCTGGATATTATTTACCATTTGGTCAGCATTAGAGATTACACCACCTTCTACTTCTTTTTCAACATACAAACCAAGTGATTCATTCAATACCCATTCAGTAGTTTGTTGTACAGATTCATACATAGCATCGCAATAAGCAACCTGTGCGGAAGGCATATAAACTGCATCAATAGTAACCATGTGATAGTCATCGGCTACAATGTTACCTTCAAGCAAATTACCAGTACCACGGGAAGAAACACCCATCTTACAACCACCTTTCAAAAGGGCTTGTAATTCTTTACCATTACGAGTATCAAGAACCAATGCTTTACCCATAGCAAGTTTACCATCCATAGCGAGCTGGGTGATACGAATAGCAGCGGCTTTTGATTTAATTTCTGCGTAATCAGGGTGGTCTAATTCACCCAATGCTTCGTGAGATTCAATGAGTTGGTTATAGAGTTTAACTTCTCTCTCAATAATCTTTTGTGGATAAATTCTACCATTTCTATTTCTATCTTCGGCCTGTAAGAATGGACCTGAGATATACATGTGCTGTTCTTTAATGTTACCTACTGCTTCTTCCAATAGGTTGCAGTCCACTGGTGAACTACATTGTTCGTTAAATAATTTCTTAAAATCTGCCATTTTAAACCTCTATTTTTGGTTATATTTTCTATAATGTATTTATAAAAAAAGAATGGTAGACTGAACAAATCTACCATTCTATTGTGAGATTTTAAAATGACTGAGTTAAAGTTTCATAAATTCTAGGATTTTAGAGCGATTAGCATAATAATAGTTAGTCCAAATATCCACTATTTGATTTATAGTATCATTATCAGTTTTATCCATTTTTATCTTCTTTTGGTGATATGGACTGGCGTGGAATACAGCATCATCACCCAAAATGGACTTACATTCATAAACTCCTGAATAACTTGTTCTAGCAATCCAATGACTAAACAAATACTCTGCCCACCCCAATAAGGTCTTATTTCCACTCTCATTGTTTGGTGTAGTCATACCGGTATCAAGATTTAAGATTTTATAGTTAGACCAACCGGATTTCATTAAGCCAGCGTTAAGAACGTCTATTGGGCAGTTTTTCCACATACCACCATCAATATAGCAGTTCTTGTTTTTATCATATACGCAATCAAAATATGTTGGTGCGGCAGTACTAGAAAGAATAGCAAACCATTTATCTATATCTTTATCACCCAAGTCCCAAACTTTTTCCACATTCTGTATATTTGTGCAGGTTGTTGGAATATATACAGGTTTATTCCAATCACCACATTTTCCTTTGAATTTATCTTTAAGAATTTTTGTAAGGTTGGTGTTATCGTAAGTAGGGCATTTTGGTTGAAGTCTTTTATACCAGCTATATTTGGTGAATATCTTTTTTAGGTTGTTTTTATAAAGGTCAAATAAATCATGTGCGGAATATCCCTCGGCTAGACCAGCAGCAATAATCGCACCAGTTGAAGTACCGGCATAGGCAAAAGATACATCGGTAATCTTTTTACCCAAATCTTGTTCTAATTTACAAAGAAATGCTAAAGGTCCGAATACCTAAAGCACCACCACCACATACACTAATTGTTAGTGTTTTTGACATTGTTATCCTTCTCCCATCTGATTCTAAATTCGGCTGCGTGTTCCGCAATCCATTGTGTTACAAACTCTTCACCTGGGTCACAACCCCTGCGTTCACCTTCTAACCATTTTTGAACTTCTATTTCTTTTATTTGGTCAGCCATGAACTTCTTCATTATTTGATATTCTTCATCTGTCATAATTGAGACCTCATTTGAAATACCCTTTATATTTCAACTTCACCAACAAAAAATAATATACAATTTATTTATTTGTGTGTCAATCCCAATTCAACATCAGTTACAACTTTAAACTTAAATCCATTTCTTCTACACCAATCTCTTGCGGCTGTCCATTTTTCGTGATTTTTCTTCAAAACATTACAGTATTCCTGCCATCTATCAATGCGTTTTTGATTCAGTTTACCGCTAGCTGTTGGTTCTAGTTTTGGAAAAATAATCTGACCACATTCATCCAATCTAGGAACCTGAGAACTTGGTTTTACTTCAATTAGCCATTTCTCTAATTCACCATCTTTTGTTTTGCAGGTAAACTGAAAGTCAGTAATGTATCTGTGAGATTTACCATCTATTTGTGAGAAATAAGGAATCTCAGTTATTTCACTTCCCCATTCCAAAATGTTGTTATTCAAATCCAACCAGTTCGCCATTATCTTTTCATAACTTGAACGAAATGTAATTGGATGGCCTTGAACTCTACCATTCAAATTCAAACATTTCTCAGGGTGTTTTGGACTAAATGTACCCTTCAAATAATTGTTGTTAAACATCGCCATAGTTAAACCTTCATATTCTCAATTTCTGTAATTGTTTCACCAATTTCTCTATATGCTCGTTTTAGCCATTCATTTTGAATGTGTTTATAAAACACTTCATAAATTCTGTTTGGTATATTACAATCCAAACTCTTTTCAAGAACTTCTTTTGGTACATCAGCTAGATGAAAATAACTAATCAAAAGAACTTGGGCTTTAATGTATTCGTCATCAAAGATACCACCTTCATACAAGGCTAATTCTATATTTTCTTTTGTTTGTAATAAATCTAAAACTGATTCATAAAGTTCTTTTGTATGTTGTTTCAATTCTAATTTAGTCATATACTATTTATGAACAAGAAAACCCCGGGCGACTAACCCGAGGTTTTGTTTAATTTGTTTTGAATGTATTACATTGTTTCATTGGTTGTTACACCAGTATTTCTATCAACAGTAATTGTAACATCAATGAATTCAATGGCTTCAGCAGGAACAACTCTAATAGCAACATTCATAATATGTGGGTCTTCACTATCTTGTGTTACAGATAGAGCATATTGTTCAATACCTTCAGCTGCTTGTACACGGTTCAAGAAAGCATCAATAGAGTTTCTAGCGGCACTTCTTGTGTTAGCAGTGTTCTGCTGGAACAAGTAAGGGAGCATCATAGTTTCAAGAACCTTTTCAATGTAGTTCAAGCATCTACGAACATTGATTCTATTCAATGCGGAGTCTTTCTTCAAAGCAGTCTTTTGTCCGTATAAACATTCACCATAACCGGCACAATCTCTTGATGTATTAACATTGATGTCATACAACTGACCAATTTCAGGGTCGGTCAAACGAGTTAATGGGCCGTTGGTATAGGTAATGTTACCACGCTGTACACCAGCAGGAGCATACCAAGGATAACCGGTCATATCACAGTAAGCCATACGGCAAGCACCAGCAACAGATTTAGGTAAGTAAATCCAAGAAGCAAGTGTTCCATTGTAATACTTGTCATAGCCAGCGTATTCGGCTACATAGGTACCATTGTTAAATGCGAACATTTTAGCTTCACCAAGCATTCTCTTAACAGATTTAGCTTCTCTTGATGTTACCTGAACTACACCAATGTCAATAGTTCTGCTAGCAGCAATTTCAGCAATTCTTCTTTGGAGAGCAGAATATCTCTGTTTTCCATTGAATGTGTCAATGGCTTCAACATTGAACAAAATGTCAAAATCGGCTTTCTGTCTATCTGTATAGAGTTTCAAACCAGCAATCTTTTCAGTTACATTATTCTTCTTTGAGTTAGAACCACCGGTCAATCCATAGATAGCGAAGGTCTGATGTGGCATAGCATAGGTACCAGCACCAGTTCTTGCATCGTTTACAGAATTACGAGAAACATAGATGTATTCGGAATGACCGTTAATGACGTTTGGTGCATACAAACTATTACCTTCTGCGTCTTT